TGCCTGTCCTTTCGTTCGGCCTTGAGCTGCAGAACTTCTTGTGATGGACAGTGACACTCAAGCAACAGAAGTAGAAGTCAGCGGCGCTGGCGGTGGAGGTGGCGGGCGGTCACAGCCCAAGACTGTTGTTCAGCAAACAATTGTTCAGGCTCCTAAGGCGCGTCAGCCAGTAGAAGCAGCTAACAATCTTTTTTCGGTTGCATTTGCCAAGACTGTTTATGCGTTATCTGAGGGTGAAGTAGAAGGTTTCCCAAACGGCATTGAGAAGGACGTTTATCTTGATGGCGTCCCAATCCGTAACCCAGACAATTCTGCAAATTTTGAAGGATTTACGCTCGACTCTCGCGATGGCGACGATGCGACTCAAACCCCTATCTCAGGTTTTAGCCAAGTAGAAAACACTGTTGGCGTAAATGTTGGGGTTACTCAGGCCACTGGAGCGATCACGCGGGCGATTACTGACACAGATACTGAGCGTGCAAGAGTCATTATTACGCATGCTGCGCTGCAGGCTCAGAACCAAGACAATGGAGACATCAATGGCACTTCTGTTAGCTACAGAATTGAAGTCAATTCAAATGGTGGTGCTTTTACAACTATTTCAGAGCCAACAGTTACTGGCAAATCAAACAGCGAATTTCAAAGGGCTTATGAGTTTGACTTGCCTGGGACAGGGCCTTGGAACCTGCGTGTTTCTCGTTTGACTGCGGATAGTAGTTCTGCTTTCATTCAAAACAGTATTTCGTGGCAAAGTTACGTTGAAATTATCGACGAAAAACTTGCTTATCCCAATACAGCATGTGTCGCGCTCAAGGTTGACGCTAGGCAGTTCAATACTATCCCTGACGTATCTGTAAAGCTGCGCGGCAAACGTGTTCAGGTCCCTACTAACTACAACGCAGCGACTCGAACTTATACAGGCGTGTGGGACGGGACATTCCAAATGGCATGGACCGATAACCCTGCTTGGATCTTTAGAGATATTGTTTTAAACGAAAGGTTTGGCGTCAAGCGTTATATCAATTCAATTGCTATTGACCCTTGGTATCTCTACACCGTTAGTCAGTATTGCGACGAAAGCGTGCCTAATGGCTCTGGCGGCACTGAGCCTCGCTTTACGTGCAACGTGTATCTGCAAAACCCAGGCAGTGTGTATGACGTATTGAATGCGTTGGCATCTTGCTTCCGTGGGTTGATTTACTACAGCGAAGGTGAACTATATCTAACGCAAGATCGCCTACAGGATCCAGTTCAGCAGTTTAGTGAAGCAAATGTCATTCAAGATGTTGCGGAGAATGGCGAGGTCTCCAGCCCATGCTTTAACTATTCAGGCTCTGCGCGTGCAGCGCGTAAAACTGTTGTTCTTGCAAACTGGGATGACCCTAATCAGGTTTACAGCTCAGTTACTGAGTATCAGCAAGATGATGAGTTGCTGGATAAGCTTGGATATAACCCTGTTGATCTTCGCTTAATTGGAGTTACTTCTCGCGGCCAAGCCTTGCGAGCAGCTAAGCACACACTGTTTAGCGACAGATACGAGACTGAAAAAGTAAGTTTTCGCATTGGAGCGGAAGGGTTAGCCGCTGGTGTTGGCGAAGTTATTCAAATTGCCGATCCACTCAAGCAAGGGCAGCGCTTGGGTGGACGCATTGTGGCGATAGATGGAAACACCGTCACGCTAGATGCAGTCTTGGCGCTGGTTGATGGCACGTCGTACACCTTGACGCTTGTTATCCCTGACGGCGAGACATTGACAAATGGAGATGGCACAAAAACTACAAGGCCTAAGCTTCAAGTTTTTAACGTAGTTAGCTCGACCGATGTCAATAATGAAGTCCAAGAGATGAGGATACAGCGCCAAAGTACAACAGACAATTTGCTGACGCAAAGCAGCAATAATTTGGTGGCTCGTGTTGTAACAAGTGACGCAAAAAACACAAAGCTTGAATTAGACGCAGCTGTCAATTCACAAATAGGCGCGTTATGGGTGCTTGAGTGGAGCGCGATGCAAGCGGCCACCTATAGGATCGTTTCAATTGCAGAAACAGAGCCGTTAATTTATCAAGTTGAGGCAATCCAATACAACCTTAGCAAGTATGGATATGTTGATAATGATTTGCCAGTAGCTATACCGAAAGATCGATTTCAGTTGCGTCAAATTACGCCGCCAACCAGCCTTGATGCAGATCTTGAGTTTTCTAATGGGCAAACATCAATCAAGGCGTCTTGGAAAGCGCCTCAGTTCAACAATTCGGTTGACCTGTTGATTCGCGGTTACAGATACCAATGGCGGAAGAGCGGGGATACTGAATGGCATGACGTGGTTTCAGTGCAAGCGACGACAGTCGAGATACCTTTGCAAAACCATGTTTTCGGTAGTTCGTACCAAGTGCGGGTTGCCGCTGTAAATCGACTTGGCACTCAGTCTGACTGGGTGACCTATGACGTTGACTCGTTCCCTGCGATTCCAGATTTAAGCGCATCTAAGTTTGGCGCGACATTGACGCATGCAAGCCAGCCAGACGGGACGCATTTGTTGATTGTAAATTCTGGAACGTGCCCAATCCCTGAGCGAATTAATGGCTATCGATGCTGGGTTAGGCCGCGCACTTTGACTTCAGGTGAGATCCCTGGCGTCAAGACGCCCGACTCTGAGGGCTGGTATTTCTTGGCTGATATTCCGCTTACTGGGTATTACACGCAAGCGTTTCACGCGCCAGACACCTATGACGTGCGCGTGAATTTTACTAGCGCAATTTTTGGCGAAAACCCTACTAATTACATATTTGACGTTGTGGAGCGGGATGAAATCGCCCCACCAACTCCAAGCAATTTCAGTGTTGTTGAGAATCAAGATAGTAGCGGTAAGCGTTTTAGCTGGTCTTTGCCAATTACCCAATATGGCAGTTGGGATCAAAACATTGTTGCAGACATCACTGGCTATGAAGTTAAATACAAAAAAGGCACTTTAGCTTTAAACAGCGTTGGGTTTGATGTCGCAACGGATTTGGTTACCGTAAAAACTTCAACGGTTATTGGAACTTTAACCAACCAACATTTGTTGAACAAGGGCGATGAAATTGTTTTCGCCGTTTCTTCTGGATCGCTACCAACTGGGGTTGCAGCAGGAACAACTTATTTTGTGGCGAACGATGGATTTACCAGTACAACTTTTAAACTTGCCGCCACGAATGGAGGCGCTGCAATTAATTTAACTGGCACGGCGACAGGCACATACAATGTGTCAGCGCCAGCAGCTTTAAAAACACGTTTAGACACTCAGGCAACTTGGGGCGCAGGCATTGAATTAGCTTCTGGAGGTTTGCCAGCGCAACAGCAATGGTTTGAAACAGCTTTGTTTGATACTGACAGTTTTGTTGTCATGGTCAAATCAGTTGATGCAACTCAGTGGCGAGCTGACGTCCCAGCTTTTGTCCTTGTAAACATTGGGGCTCCACCAGTTAGCAATGCAGTTCAGTCTATCGATGCTAAAAATGCACCGTCTAATGATTGGCCTGGAACGTATGACAATTGCTCTGTGGTTGGTGGCAGCCTAGTTCAAACCAATGCTGAGTTAGACAGTATATTTACTTGGAATTTTGACAACAACAACCTGCAAAGCGCTTTGTTGTTTAGCACCACATCCACTGCAACTTATGCTCATTCTTTAGTTGCCCTGACCGGTCAAGCCACTGAGATCACAAAAGAAGATGATTTTAATTTGCTCAAAGAAGACGGGGACAAGCTTGTTGGCGAACAACGTTTTTACAGTGCAACAGAACTTTCAGAGGGCGGCATCGTTCACCCTTATGCACCGTTTGAAAAACTGCTTGGCGATGTTTACCGCGTTGAGACTCGATTTAAAAGCCCAGACGGTGGCGTAACAGCAGGCAACATTAGTGCGTTGACTGCACAGCTGGACTACCCAGACGTCATTGAGAAACAGAACGATGTTGTCATTGGGGCGTCGGGAACGGCGGTATCTCTGACCAAGACATTTAGGGCAGTTGCGAGTGTGTCAATAACTGCTTTGCAGACGGGAGGCAGCCCTTCAACTGCTGTGACTGCTGTTGTAACGGCCAAAAGCACGAGTTCCGTTACCATTAAGTGTCTGAACTCCGCTGGCACCGGGGTCACTGGCCTTGTTGACATCACTGTGATTGGTTACTGATGGCTGACGCACGCATTTCGCAGCTCCCAGCAGCTACAACGCTGGCCAGCGCTGACATCATTCCGTTTAGCAGTATCAGCGCAAGCGAAACGCGCAAGATCACAGCAAACAACCTTGGTCTTGCATTGACCACGTTGGGCTTATCGGTTGGAACGGCTACTCCAGGCACGCCGTACACAGGTCAGCTTTGGGTCAATACCTCAACAAACCCGCCAAAGTTGTTTGTCTACAATGGCGCAACTTTTGTTGAGATCAGTTTTCACCCAGCAGACATTGGCACTAGCGCTGGAAGCATTGCAACCAACCCTGGCAGCAGCGCTCCAACAACTAATGCCTTGGGGCAGCTATGGCTTGACACAAGCCAAACGCCTGACGAGCTGAAGGTCTTTGATGGGTCTGCGTTTGTCCGCGTTGATCCGCAAGGCATTACGCAAGCCGCAGGTGATGCAAGGTATTTAAGGATCACAAACGCCAACGCTAATTTCTTGCAATTAGCCGGTGGGACGCTGACGGGCGATTTGACGTTGGCAGGCAATCCAACCACGAACAACATGGCCTCAAACAAGGCTTATGTTGACACACAGATTGCTGCTATCCCTGCAGCAACAGATTTAACACCTGCTGGAACGGTTATTTATTCAGCGAGGTCAACAGCTCCAACTGGATATTTGCACGCCAATGGTGCAGCAGTTAGCCGAACAACATTTGCGACGTTGTTTGCTGCGATTGATACGACTTACGGCGCTGGTAACGGCTCAACGACGTTTAATGTTCCAGATTTACGTGGCGAGTTTCTGCGTGGATTAGATAGCGGCAGAGGCGTTGATAGCGGTCGAGGGCTTGGAAGTGCTCAGGGCGGTCAAAACGCTAGTCACGATCACAGCGTTAGCGGAACAACTAGCACAAAAAGCTTGACAGGCTCTTTCCGCCCAGGCACTCACAGTCAAATCAATGCAACTGGTGTCTTTTCAGACGTTGGCAACGTTGGGTCGGTGGAGGGCCATGACGCGAATAATGGTCGTCAAATCAACTTCAATGCAAGCCACAACCATACTTTTTCGGCCACTACCAGTAGCAACGGTTCTGAAGCACGCCCGCGCAACATTGCCTTGCTGCCCTGTATCAAGACCTAAGGCAGGGCTAAAATCTGGTTACTGCACGGCTGAGCTATGGCTGACGTCAAAATCACAGACCTAGCCGCGTACAGCGTGCCAACAAGCACTGACGTTTTAGCGGTAGTTGACGTAGGCAGTGACCTAACCAAAAAAGTCAGCATTGCTGACCTGATGGAGAATGCAGGCACTGGAACGGCGGCGGCTCCTGGCATTTCTTTTGATGGTGACAACGACACTGGTGTTTACCACCCAGCAAATAATCAGGTTGCTTTAACGGCTGGTGGGACGCAGGCGCTGTTAGCAGAAAGCACTGGGATCACCATTCCGGGCAACCTAACGGTGTCTGGAACGACCACGACGATTGATACAACGACGCTGGTTGTTGAAGACAAGAACATTGAGATTGGCAAGGTCAGCACGCCGAGTGACACGACTGCTGATGGCGGCGGAATCACGCTGAAGGGTGCAAGCGATAAAACAATTACTTGGGTGAACAGCACTGATTGCTGGACGTTTAATCAGTCAGTGGACGTCGGCGGCAACGTTCGAATCGACAGTACGGGCAAATTGGGTGTGGGGACGGCGAGCCCTCAAGATTTGCTCCACCTTTCTGGCACAGTGCCAGACATTAGGTACACCGACACAACTGGCGATGAGTACAAAGTTGGAAATAATAATGGAGTTTTTCGCGTCTATAACGTAACGGATGCAAATACTCCATTTGTGATAAACGGTGCGGGCAAAGTTGGTGTTGGAACGACAAGCCCAGTATTTAAGTTTCACGCTAATGAAACAAGCGGTTCATCTATTGCTGGGTTGTTTCAGACAAATCAAACGGAGTCTTTTATCTCTTTTGCAGCAAGCGGGACCACAGCCACTTCAACTGTCCGCTTTGGCGCAAATGGAGACAACTTAATTGCATTCGTGAACGGCGGTGAGCGCCTACGAATCGACAGCTCAGGCCGAGTTGGAATTGGAACGTCGACTGTCGGAGCTACCTTGCATCTAAACAATGCTACGGAAGGCGATGTCTATTTAAAAGCTAACTCAGGCGACGGCGGAGCTGATCGAGGGTTAGAAATTAAATCAGGCACCGGAGCTTTTACTGGATCCAAGCATATCTTTGACGCAAAGTCGTCAGGCGGCCAGCTTGAATTTAGGACTGCAAGCTCTCCAGCATTATTTATTAACCAGACACAGCAAGTAGGCATTGGCACGACGTCGCCTTTGTCAAAACTTAACATCAAGGGAACACAAGGAAATTGGCGTGTCGACCCTGATTCTGTATCTGGAGAAATCCAAGTTCTTTCCACTAACACAGCTAATTCAGGTTTCATAAATTATAGATTACGCGCTAATGATAGTATTTTTGAAAATGGCGGCATCGAGCGCCTACGCATCAACAGCTCGGGCAATGTTGGGATAGGCACCTCAGCGCCCTTCGACACTTTGCAGGTAAAAACAGGAGCTAACGCAAACTTCCTGTTTAGCACTGCTTCTACTGAGCCAAGCCTTGAAATTTTTAATGATGCAGGAAACACAAATGTTCCATTAAACATAAGAGCGTCGGAATACAAATTTAAAATTCAAGGCACCGAAAAAGTACGAATCGACAGCTCGGGCAGGTTGTTAATAAACAATACTACTGCAGGCGATAATCATCCACTTCAAGTTACGGCTTCTAGTACAAGTAATGCTATTGCAATTATTGGCAGAGCGGCAGATGATATTGGTTCGCTGACTTTTTACGAAAATGATAGAAGCACAAATCTTGGTGAGATTCAATATCGCCAAGATCACGTTAATTTTAGACACCGTGTAGGCGACATTCGTTTTGCAACTGGTGGTGTAACTGAGCGCATGCGCATCGACAGCTCTGGCAAAGTTGGTATTAATGAAAGTAGTCCTGATAGAAATCTTCATGTCCGCAAGGATGGTGCTTACGCTTTAAAAGTTGGTGGCGAAAGTGGTGCAGCGTACTATCTAGAGCTAGGTCAACCTGGAGCATCTGCTTCTCCAGGTATCAATTACACAGGTACAAATGCTTCCCTAAGATTTCTTAATAACGGCACCGATGTCGCAAGATTTGACAGCTCTGGAAGGCTGTTGGTAGGAGGTACTTTTAGCGTTCCGGTTCTTGATGACACAACTGCGTTTAACTCCCCGCTGCAAGTTCAAGGAAGCGATGCGTCGCTGACTATCGCCAGAACTATCGGGTCAGCCAACTTATTCCTTACAAGACACCAAACTGTTGCAAACAATTCCCCGGTAGGTGCTGTTTCATTCAACGGTGGAGATGGTAACGACCTCCATCAAGTTGCAGAAATTTCTGCCGAAGTAGACGGCACCCCCGGCTCTAACGATATGCCAGGCCGTCTGGTGTTCTCGACTACTGCCGATGGTGCGTCATCACCTACGGAGCGGATGCGTATCCTCAGCTCGGGTCGTGTTGGGATTAATTGTAATGATCCTGAATATCTACTACATCTCAACTCTGATCACCCTGGCACAAATCACGAAAGAATTGACATCCAAATGTCGAATGACACTACTGGTCATGGTGCTGCTAATGGTGTTCAATTTGGATATCAAAATATTGCAGGTGCTTATATTTGGAACTTTGAAAGTACTCCAATATATTTTGGAACTAACAACACCGAGCGGATGCGAATCGACAGCGCGGGCCAAGTAATGATTGGCGCGACAAGCGCCGCCGGTTTATTTTCGGTTCATCAGTCTGCGAGTTCGACTGCTAATTACATAAATATCACCAATAACGCGACAGGCTCTTCTTCGTGGTCTAATGGAATGCTTTTAGGTAACAATACGTCTGGTGACGC